AACGGGGGTAGCTCGACGCCGGGCGCCTGGTCGTGGCATGTGCAGCCGCAGGGCTGGCCGAGGTGTCCGCGGCCTTCGCACTTCGCGTGATCGGCAAAGGAGGCGTCGGGGACGCAGTAGCCGGAGGGCTTCGGCCTGCCGTCGTGCTCGGGCTCGGGGATGTAGTCGGCGTAGGTGGTGGCCAGCTGGACCTCGGTGTCGGCGTCGACGGCGAAGAGGGCGACCTCGCCGGCGCGCTCGGCTAGGACTCGCTGCTCGTCGCGGAGCTCCTCGAGCTGGGCGAGGACCGCGCGGCGGAACCGGCGAGCCGAGAGCCACGCCGTGCGGTAGCGGTTCGCGCGGTCACGCCACTCCACCACGAGGTCTCGGCTCTGGAGGTCGGCGATCCTGGCCTCGAGCTGGTCGAGGGTGACCAGGATCCCGCCGTGGTCCTGCTGCCAACACGCGGCCGCCACCCGCGCGTCGTTGAGCATCATGGCCATCAGCGCGACCTGCTCGTCGTGGGGCTGCTCGAGGAACCAGTCGGTGAGCTGGGTGCTGGTGGGGATGGTGCCCTCGGGCCAGGGCTTCGGGGTGGCCATCAGACGACCGGCTTCCAGTCGACGGCGTAGGCGTCGTCGAGGCGGAGGTGGGTGGGGAAGAGGTTGCCCTCGCGTGGCCCGGTCTCGGTGACGAGCCGGCCGTGGAGGACGATCAGGGGGTCTTGGTCGGGGTGCTCGCGGCCGCGGATCGTGATGGTCTCGCCGGGCTGGAGCTCGACGTCGAGGTGGGTGCCGCGCTTCGGGGGGGCGGCGCGGTCCTCGAAGCCGCGGGCGAGGCTGGGGAACCACTCGTTGATCTTGGCGGTGGTGTCCTTCACGAGCTCGGCCACGGTGGCGACGTCGAGCGCGGAGACCGTGGCCAGCTGCTCGACCTGGGCGGCCAGGGTGGGTGCCTTGTGGCCGGCGTGCACGATGTTCCAGGCGCGGAGCCGTGCCTCGGTCTGGGTGCCTTCGTAGGCCATCGTGGCGCCGCAGGGGCAGGTCGTGTTGAGGGTGGCCATCACTTGCTCCAGTAGTAGGCGTTGCCGTCGGAGTGCGGCAGGCGGTGGTCGGTTGGGAGGACGCAGCGGTTGCCGTCCTGCTCGTGGCCGCAGGTCCCGCGGCGTACGACGACCTCGAGGTCGCCGGTGAGCTCGAGCTCCTTCGGCATCAGGGTGAAGGTCAGGAGGGCGGGGCTGCTCCCGTCGGTGATGTCCAGTCGAATCGACCTGGCCACGACGTGCCGGGTGATGTCGAGGCCGTCGACGACCAGGCGGTTCTCGGTGGGGCGGCCTCGCTCGAGGTGTAGCTCGACGCGCATGGCGGTCAGCCCTTCTCGGTCGGGAGGACCAGGAGCGCGCGGACCGTCCCGATCGTGGCTTCGTGGACGTCGACCCAGACGCCGCCTCCGCTGTCGTCCGGCATCATCGCGACAACCTCGCCCGCGATGTGGCGGCGGGCCACGGCGACCATCCCGAGTAAGAACCTCATCCACTTCCACGGGTGGAATCCGGTGGACGCGCGCGTTGGCGTCTCCCCCATCACCGCGCTCAAGGGCAACCTCTCGGAGCAGATCCACGCGGTGGCGTTCCGGTCCCAGCTCTGGAAGCGCGGCGGCCGGGTCGGTACCTACCTCACGCGCTCGGCCGACGCTCCCAAGTGGGAGCCGGAGGCCCGCACCAAGTTCAAGCGCGATTTCAAGAGTGCCTGGGCCGGGGACACCGGCTCCCAGGCCGGTGGCGTCCCGTTCCTGGAGGACGGGATGGAACTCAAGCGCGTGGGGTTCTCCGCCCATGAGGAGGAGTTCGTGGAGGCCACCAAGCTCTCCCTCACCCAGGTGGCGGCGGCCTACTACATCAACCCCACCATGGTGGGCATTCTCGACAATGCGAACTACTCCAACGTCCGGGAGTTCCGCCGGATGTTGTACGGGGAGACGCTCGGACCGCTCCTGGAGCAGGTCTCCCAGCGGCTCACCAAGTGCCTCCTCACGGCGTTGGAGATCCCGCTGGACGGCAAGACCATCATCACGTTCGACACCGATAGCCGGACGAACGGGACGTTTGAGGAGACCATCCAGGTGGCCGGTACCGCGGTGGGCGGCCCGGTCCTCACCCCCAACGAGTTCCGCGCGCGGTTGAGCTACCCGCCGGTGGAGGGTGGCGACGAACTCAATCAGCCGCTCAACAACGCGAACAACGGCGGAGATCCCGACGAGATCCCCGCCGGTCCGCCGGACCCCGGCGACAACGGCGACGACCAACCCGATGAGTCCGACACGACGGAGGACCAGCCTCCAGACGATGACGCTCAGGCGTCGGACAATGACAAGAGCGGAACGGCCGCCGACATCAAGGCCCTGGAGGACGAACTCTGATATGGACATCAAGAACATCACCCTGGGCCAGATCAAGGCAGGGCCGGAGGCGGGACTCAAGCCCGGACAGATGAGGGCCTACGCGTCCGTGTTCGGGAACGTGGACTCCTACGGGGACGTCGTCATCAAGGGAGCATTCGCCAACACGTTGGCCGAGTGGCGTAAGTCCGGTCGGACCATCCCGTTGCTCTACGGCCACAACATGACCGATCCCAACATGAACATCGGCGCGGTGCTGGAGGCCGAGGAGGATGAGCGCGGTCTCAAGATCACGGCCGAGTTCGATGACGACGACCTGGCCCAGAAGGTCTACCGGCTGGTCAAGGCTGGCCGCGTTGCCGAGCTGTCGTTTGCGTTCGACACGATCAAGTCCGCGTTCCTGGAGGACCCGAACCGGCCGGACGCGTTCCGTGAACTCCAGGAACTCAAGCTCTATGAGTGCTCCGTGGTGCCCATCGGCGCGAACTCGGAGACCGAGGTCCTGGCCATCAAGGCCGCGGAGGTCGGGATGGCGGCGGTGGCCGAGGGACTCAAGTCTGGCCGGACCCTGTCCAAGGCCAATGAGTCCAGTATCCGCTCCGCGCTGGAGGGGATCTCGGCCGCCAAGGACGCGCTGGAGATGGTTCTCCCGCCCAAGGCGGACGACGATGACGACGATGAGCCCGACGCCGGGGACGATTCGGACACGCCACCGCCGGACGATGATGACCCCACGGCCTCGGACACGCCGGACGATGACAACGACAAGCCCAAGGGTGTAACGTCGGCCAGGACGCAAGGCGTGTCCAGCGGTACCGGCCCGTCCCTCGGGGAGTCGGAACTCAAGGAGCTTGTGGCAACCGCGGCCATTGAGGCCATGGAGGCTCTGTTCAAGCACCTCGGGATTCAGGCTCCGCCGAGCAAGACCAGCCCCAGCCCGTCCGATCCCTTGGTTACTGAGATCCAGCTCCTAGAGTTGGATTCGCCGGAGTAGCCATCGGGGCCTCCGGCACCATCTACCGGAGGAATCACAACGTGAATCTCAAGGAAAAGCGCGCCGCGTTGGTCCAGGAGGCCAATGACCTGGTGGCGTCTCGCAAGTCCAAGGGCGAGGAACTCTCCGCCGAGGATCGGACCAAGCTCCAGGGCTTCATCGATCAGGTCAAGGGGATCGACAAGGACCTGGCCGACATCGCCAAGGACTCGGAGATCAAGTCCGCACTGGAGGGCCTCGGCGCTCCCGACGACGGACACGAGATCAAGGGCGATGGCAGCGGCAAGGGTCCGGGACCCGAGTCCGCCAAGAGCCTGGGTGACCACTTCGTCAAGAGCGTGGGAGACAACGTCTCCATGCTCTCGGTACGGGGCGGCAAGCTGGACGCCGGCGAGTTCAAGGCACCGGCCACCCAGACCACCACCTGGCCCGCCGGTGTTCCGATCCTCACGGACTACGATCGGACCATCGTCCAGGCCCGCCGGGAGCGGCCGACCATCGCGGATCTCTGCGGTTCCGGGTCGATCTCGGGCAACGCCATCAGCTACTTTGTGGAGGCCGCCATGCAAGGCGGATTCGCCACCGTGGCCGAGGGTGGAGCCAAGCCACAGATCAGCTTCGACAACCCGACCGCGGTTGTGGACGCGCTCAAGAAGATCGCGGGCTGGATCGACCTCACCGATGAGTTCATTGAGGACCTCGGGTTCCTCAAGAGCGAGATCGACACCCGGTTGCTCTACCAGCTCACCATGTTCGAGGAGGCACAGCTCCTCTCCGGCAACGGCACCGGCCAGAACCTCCTGGGTATCCGCAATCGCTCCGGCGTGCAGGTCCAGGCGGCTCCCACCGCCGCCGCGGACAACGCGGACGCGGTGTTCCAGGCCATGACCAAGGTGAGCACGGCCACCAGCCTCACGGCGGACGCGCTGGTCATCCACCCGCTGGACTACCAGGAGTTCCGTCTGTCCAAGGACGGCAACGGCCAGTATTTCGGCGGCGGGTACTTCCAGGGCCAGTACGGCAACGGCTCGGTCCTGGAGAATCCGAACCTCTGGGGCCTGCGGACCGTGGTCACCACCGCGGCCACCCAGGGAGAGGTTCTCCTGGGCGCGTTCCGTATCGGCGCGACGGTGTACCGCAAGGGCGGCGTCCGGGTGGAGGCCACCAACACCCACGCGGACAACTTCACCAACAACAAGGTGACCATCCGCGCAGAGGAGCGCGTGGCCTTGGCCGTGCGCTACCCGGCCGCGTTCGTCAAGGTCGGCCTGGCCGCGGCGTAGTAACCCACCTGGTGTTGACGGGTCTGGTCTAGGCTGGACCCGTCAACACCAACCCGTAACCAGTCCCAGGAGGACAGAACAGTGGCAGACCTCAAGCTCTACGAATACGAGATCGGCGGCGTCACGCACACCGCCCAGCTCTCGACGGAGGACGCCGACCGTCTCGGCGCTAAGCCGGTTCGCACCGCCAAGGCACCGACGACCAAGGCCAAGCCCGCACCGGAGAACAAGGCAGGATAGTGGCCTACCCACCGCATGGAATCACCGCGAGCGTTCTGGCGTCGGTAACGGATCTCATCGACCCGGACACGCCGAACATCCAGAGCGCCATTGACGCGGCCGTGAGCTACGCGCGCAACACCGCGCACTGGCACATCTTCCCGGCGGTGGATGACACTCTCACAGTGGACGGTGAGGGGGGCGTGGTTCTCACGCTCCCCTCCCTCCATGTCAACTCCATCACCTCGGTCACCGAGCGCGGCCGCGAGCTGGAGGAGTGGACGGATTACGAATGGTCCAAGACCGGAGACCTCAAGCGTCTCGGCGGCTGCTGGACCACCCGCTGGCAGGGGATAACCGTGGAGATGAACCACGGGTATGACCTCACCAGCGCCGACTTTGCCGACCTCCTCAAGGCCATCGGCACCGCCGTGGCTACGGCGGCGGCCAACCCGCTCGGTATCCCCGAGGTCATGGGACCGTTCCAGTGGCAGAGCAGCGCGGGGGCCTGGATCGGAGACGCGGCCACCACGCTCGGGAGGTACGCGTTGCCGTGGAGCGCGTGACCCGAGTCCGGGG